GCCCGGAAATTAAAAAGCTGGTCAGGCAATTCAGGCGACAAGGTTCTGATAAGGAGATTTGCCAATGATTTTATTCGGCTCAAAACGTCCGCGCATTTGGCTTCTAGCATCATTGACGAGGCGCTTGAAAGTGGGGACCGGCGATAACCGCCGCACAAGGATCGACATGACGAATCCGTACAGCATCAGTTGGTTTTCTTGCGGCGCGGCTTCTGCGGTCGCCACCAAGCTGTTGCATTGGAGTGAGCCGGTGTATTGCGAGACTGGCGCGGAGCATCCCGACAACGAACGGTTTATGGCCGATTGCGAGGCGTGGTTTGGTCGCAAAGTCACGAGGCTAAAGTCAGAAGAATACAAAGACACTTGGGACGTTTGGGAAAAGACGCGCTGGCTTGCGGGGATCGACGGAGCGCGGTGTACGCTAGAATTGAAGGTCAAGCCGCGCCTAGAGTTTCAGTCGCCAGAGGACATTCACATATTCGGCTACACGGCAGATGGGCCGGACGTTGACCGGGCAACGCGGCTGCGGAAGAACTACCCGGAACTTACAATTCTGACGCCATTGATTGAGCGCGGTCTGACAAAGGCCGCTTGCCTAGAAATGATCCAGCGGGCCGGAATTACTCTGCCACCGATGTATGCAATGGGCTTTCAGAATAACAATTGTATCCCATGCGTGAAGGCAACGAGCCCGTCTTATTGGGCACTCGTCCGCAAGCGATTCCCGGAAAAGTTTGACCGCATGGCAAAGCTATCGCGCGAATTGGACGTGAGGCTTTGCAGGATCAATGACGAACGCCGCTTCATTGACGAAATACCGGCAGACCACCCAACCACAAACCCAATTCAACCGTCCTGTGATTTCTTATGCCACATCGCAGAGTCGGAGCTTAATGGCTGACCATCGGCTGCAAGAGAGAAACGGAAATCTTCAATGAAGTGCCGTGGATCATTCCCTTCGGGCAATGCGATTAACGCACCAGCGGCCTTCCTATTGGGTTTGTTTTGTTGCGTCGGCGTAACGGCGCGGGCTTCTCCTGATTGTAAGACGTTCGCGGAAGCCCGCGCCGCATTTCCGAATAAGCATTTGTGGTGGCACAAGTCAGGCGCCGGCCGATGCTGGGATGACAAAGGATCGGTGCGACGGGTAGGCGAGCGGGGCCAAGTGACGGAGCGCCCGCAGAAAGGCATGACTCCCGCTCCGTCACCACCGCCGCGCCCGTTGCGCAACGAGCGGTTATTATTTCCGACGCTCACCCAGGGTGCCGAACCCGATGCACTGTTGCTCACCGCGGAGCCTATGCAGTCGTGGCCGTTGCTGCTGGACACCGCCAACGCCACTCCCAATGAAGACTACTGCTGCTGGCCGCCGCCGCTCGAGCCTCCGTTCCGCGAGCGGTGGGCGGACATGCCGACGACGTGGTTTTTTTCCGCACTCAAAATGGAGTTGAAGCCATGACCGAGAAAATTGCGAAGCGGAATGGGAATGGATTGACCGACGAGCAGAGCAAGGCCGTCGAGGCTGGTCTGGCGACGCATTTGCGCGTCAAGGGCGAACTCGACGAGGCGCTGCGCGACAATGCGGGGCTGCGCGAGGTGCTCACCAAGAACAGCGTCGAGATCGAGGCGCTGCGCTCTTTCGTCAACATGCTGGAAAGCCGCATCGAGGGCTGCATCGCCGAGCGCGATCTCGCCGTCGGCCACCGGGCGCAATACGAGGCGCTGTTTGCGATGATGCAAGCGACCATGCGCGAGTTCAAAATCCCGGCGGTGCCGCTGATCCGCAAAATCGATGGAGAGGCCCATGCCGATGCCCGAACCGCACCGTGAGCCGCCTAGGGACCTTCCCGACGTGATCCGAGCCGCATACGCGACTCATGCCACCCTGCGCCCCGTCGAGGTCGCCCGTTTGCTCGACATGCATCCGAACACCCTGCGGCCCCTCCTTCGTCGGCTGAATATCCCTTGGCGACAGAAGGGCTTAGGGCTTAAACGCCCGCGCCGCACCTACGCCCTTGAAGATATTGAGGTTTTATGGGCATATTTGCACCATAATAACCAAGGGGATGCATCATCATGCCTAAACGCGACACCGGCCAGCCGTCCGAACTCAGCGGCAAATATATCTACCGGGGAGCGCCGGACCGGGATTGGCACAGTCGTTTCACTGTCAACGGCACACCGTACGGCGAGTGCCTCTTTACCAAAAACAGGCGCGAAGCCGAGACGAAGGCGTCCGAGCAGCGCATGAAAATCAAGGGCGACGTGCGCATGCGCGAGCGCCTGGGCGCGGACGAAATGCTCTGGACCGACGCTTGTAGGCATTTCCTGCTCAAGCCGACCGCCGAGACGGATATGGAAACGCAGGTCGCATGGCTGCGCGACACCGTCGCCGCCATCATCGGCGACAACGGTCTGCTATCGGCGATCACGAAAAAGATCGTTTCCGACGTGCGCATGGCACGAACCGCCACCATGCGCCGCGATCACACCGACAAGAACGGCAAGGTGCATTATCGCGCGGTCAGGCCCAAGACCGTAAACAAGACGATCTCGCTCCTGCGCCGCATCATGTACCACGCCCGCAATGACCGGGGCGCGATGATCCAGCACATCAAGTGGGCGGATCACATGACGAGCGGCGGCAAGGGCAAGGCCAACTGGACCTCCCGCGCGATCTCGAAAAAGCTGGAAGTCGAGATTCTCAATCTGATCCATCCCGACTATGTCGATTGCTTCTGCTTCGGCATCCTGTGCGGCCAGCGAGCGCGGGAATTCCTGCACCTCAAATGGCGCGAAGTTGATCTTGACGACGAGAACCCGACCGCGACCGTGGACGTCGGCGGCGGGGAAAAGCATACGTTCCCGTTGAGCGATGCCGAGGTCGCGATCCTCCGCCGCCAGCGCGGCAAGCATCCGGTTTACGTGTTCACTTTTGCCGCGCAGCGCACCCGCGCCTATGGCGAGGCGTCCTACGTGAAGGGCGAGCGTGTCCGCATGTCCTACGGGCGCTTCAATCAGGAATGGCGCAAGGTCAAGACGGCGCTGGAATTGGAAGGCATCCGCCTCCACGACTTGCGGCACACGGCGGCGATGCGCATGTTGGCCGAGACGGGCGACATTGCCGCCGTGTCGGCGATGCTCAATCACGCCGACATCTCGACCACGCAAATCTACGCACAGGCGAACGCCGCGATGGTCCGCAAGGCCAAGCAGAAGGCGCACGGCAAGCCAAAAAGTGTCACGAAACTTGTCACGGGCGCGGCCTGAAAACGTGAGAAGTGCCCGTCGCACAAGGCGATGTTCGATTGAGACTACCGGACTCTGACTCCGAGAATCTAGGTTCGAATCCTAGTTCCCCAGTGCCAAAAAGTCCGATCTAACAATGCGATAGCGGAAAGCGACGACAGATGACGGAACTCGCGAGATCACAAAAAACCTCAATAAAAACGTCAATGAAACAGGGGTTAAAAGCAAAAAGTGTCACGGAATGTGTCACGCGAAACGGGCGTGTTCTCCCTCTCGCACCGAACCTTTTGAAAAAGGCGGTGCAAAAACGGAGGTACCAAGACCGAGGAACGCCGCCACGTCCTCGTTCCGTTCTTAGTTCGTTGCCGCCGGATCAACTGCTTTCCCGCAAGGAAATGTGCGGCTATGTCCGCCGCTCGATTGCTTGCGCCGAGAAATGGGCTGCCAACGGCACCGGTCCGAAGATCACCGAATGTTGGGGTCGCGGCGGTGTGGTGCCGTTCTACCGGGTCAAAGACGTGACGGCGTTTCTCGCCGAATACAACAAGTGAGTCGGCGACCCGCTCACATCACTCAGGCCGACATTGCCCGTGCCATTCGCGCGGCCAAGCAGGAAGGCGCGAGTTCGGTCGAGGTGCGGGTCGGGGATAAGGCTACCATCATCATCCGCCTTGGACCGGCTGCGGAAAACGACGAAGAAAGCCCACGCAAATTCATCCCGCTGGTCTAGGCCGATTTCGTGTTTTCGAGCCTGTAAAAATTACTTTTCATGTATTATCCTCTCGCCCGCAGGTTTAACCCACGGGAGAACACCCGCAATGCCCAGACCTTTCGTCCTCGGCGTCGAGATCGAGGAAGGCTCGCTTGGCCGCGTCATGCGCAGGATCAACGCCCTTCCCGGTGTCGTCACCATTCACATGGATTTCGACGCCAAAAAGGCCCGCAAGCCGAACGGCCACAATCCAGACCGCAAGCCGCCAAGCCGCTTCGACGTTCCCGGCGAGGTGGCAATCGCCAGCATCCTGAACGGCAAGCCGCCGATGACGTCAAAGCAACTGGCCGATGCGTTCGCCGCCCAAGGCCGCTCGCCAAAGTCGATTTCTTCCTGCCTCCACAAAATGCGGATCGGCGGACAGATCAGCAGCGGGCCTGAT